GGAACAGCATCTATAGGCGGATTACCATATCAAACAGTTGAATCAGCCCTATCTGCAACATCAGGAATTTTAGGAACTACAATCTGGATTATGCCTGGAACATATAATTTAAATGCTGGACTGACACTATCTAATCAGATTGCTCTAAGAGGGTTGAATACTCAAACATGTACACTTCAGATGCTAGGCGTTACAACAGATACAACATTGTTAACGATGGGTGAAAACTGTCGTGTTGAAGATCTGACTTTGAAATTGGGGTCTACAGGACATCATAAATTAATTGGTATTGAATTTCCTGGAACATCTACACAAACATCTAAGTTAAGAACTTCAGTGCTAACAGTAGATAATTCTACAGCATCAGATGTTGGAGAAAGTAATGTGTTTGGAGTTGTATGTGGCGGTACTGGAGGATTTTCTGAATCTACATTCTCATTTAATTGTATCAAAGGATCAACCATCAACGTGAAATCTAATGGAGCAGGAAGTAAACGCGGTATTCTAGTTTCCGGAACAAATCAAGTTTCTACTCGTGATACTAATATTTATGTAGCAACTCCAACTGGATCTACAGGATCTTATGTTGGTGTTGAAACTGTGGATCCTAGCGTACCTGGATTAACAGGATCTATTCAATTACGTACAACTTCAATTTTTGCTCCAAAACAATTAATTCCTAAAACATTCGAATCTTCTGATATTTTACAGACGTATCCTCCATCGCTAATAGATCCCAGTTATCTAGCCTCTCCAGGAATCCAACTTGGACCTGGAACAGATTTAGTTAATAAAGCAGCAGGTGGAAAACCGTTCTCGACATACATCTATCCAACAACTATTTTTTATTGTGGAAAAGGAAATGCTGGTAATAATGTATCAGGATACTTATGGCCCGGAACAGTTTTATTTGCAGGAGGTGGAAACAATACTCCAGATACAACTAATCCAGCAGCTCGATACAGAATTCAACAACCAGCAATTTTATCTGGATTGTCTGCATCATGTAACATTCTCACGGGAGTTGACTCAGTTACAGTTACGATTTGTAAAAATGCTGTAGGTGGATCTGTACTAAGTAATCCAACAGTTCCAAGTTTCTCAGTTACATTAACTTCTGCAGCAAAAGAAGCCTCATTTTACAATGGATCTGTAGATTTTAAAGTAGGTGATTACCTGAATGTTTTTATTGATGTTAGTGGATCTTCTTTACATGATTTAGCAGTTCAAGTAGATATGTTCTAATTTACACATTCTAATCGTCACAAAAGAAAATGCAAGGAGTAACTGGTACTGTACAATTTGCTCAATTTCCTGGAATGGTAGGAACAATTTATTTTAATCCTGCAGATCTCCGAAGAATGATGGATCTTCCTGGTCCTACTGGTCCTACTGTTGTAACTCGCGAATGTTTGGGTCCCACTGGTCCTACTGTTGTAACTCGTGAATGTTGGGGTTCCACGGGTTCCACGGGGAATAGATATGTGAATGTAAATTATACTGTTAATGCAAATACATCTGGAAAGGTCACATCAGAAATTACGTTTTAAGAAATACCATTGTAAAGAATAAATGCCTGGTGGCTTAATGCAATTAGTCAATAAAGGCGCTCAAGATCAACTTGTTACTGGTCAACCATCCTTTACACATTTCAAATCAGTGTATAAGCGACACACTGAATTTGCGATGGAACATTTTGTTCTCAATTTTCGCTCAACAAATCTAGATCTGCTTCCTACTCAGCCTAAATCTCTAAGATGCAAGGTAGATAGAAATGCACAATTAGTTCACGATTGTTACCTGAATGTTACAATCCCCGATATTTATTCTCCTGTGAATCCTATTGGAGCAGGGTTTGCTACAGGCTACGAATTTCAGTGGATTGGAAACCTAGGGTACAATATGATTCGTTCTGTTTCCCTGTTAATCAATGGAACCGCTATCGTAACTCATTCTGGTGAATGGATGAAATTGTACTCCTATTTGTCTCACAATGGAACTATGCGCATAAAGGTTGATCGCATGGTAGGTAATGTTCCCGAACTAAAAGATCCTGCTAATGCTCATGGACGTTTTAATCAATATCCTCATGCAATTTCTAAAACTGGTTCTCAAGCCGCTCCATCAATTCTGGGTCGTGAATTGATGATTCCACTGCATTTCTGGTTTTGTGAAGATGTTGGTTCAGCATTGCCATTGATCGCCTTGCAATATTCTGATGTTGAAATTGTAGTTGAATTTAATTCGATTTACGATTTGTTCACAGTTCGAGATGTAGAACCATCAAGTCCAACCTACCGCCAGCGTATTGCCCCCAATCCCGCTAATCCGTTGTATGCAATGAATAGGTTCTTAAGTCCTCCAAATATTGACGCAAGTCCATTAAATGTTTCTTTAACAACATGGTCTTTGCGTCCATCTGTACAGGCCAACTATATCTTCTTGAATGATGCAGAAATGGCCAATTTTGCTAAAAGTGATACATCTTACATTATTAAAGATTTGCGTCCTGTAACTGTACAAGGTGTACACGGTCCATCTACAGATGTAGAACTTGTAATGACAAATTTATGTACTCGTATTGTTTGGACCACACAGAGATCTGATTTCTTAGCAAATAATGATTATGATAATTATACTAATTGGCTAGGTCCTCCTACATTGAACGTAACAAATAGGACTCCTATAACGAGCATTTATTCTTCTGGAAAACAGCAAGGGTCTAATTTGGCCTTGAAAGATACGTTAGTTGAAGCCACTGTGATTTTTGATGGTAAAAATCGTGAAGAAACAAAAACGCTCCCATTTTATAGCCTTCTACAGAATTACAAACATGTTGAAGGTGCTCCTTTACCTGGTGTCTATCTATATTCATTTGCTTTGAATCATGATTCTATACAACCTTCAGGACATGCAAATGGGTCTATGTTTAATACTACTACCTTGCGTCTATCTACTTTGGAACCTCCAACTTTACCTGTAGCACAAGGAACTTCAGTCTGTATTCTGAAATCTACAGCATTCAATCCTCGTCCAACTATAGTAGTAAATCCTGCACAATATAGCCCTGAAGAAGTTATATTCACGATTAACCGTACCTTGCAGCAAACGATTCCTTATTCATTCACAGTTACTGCTCATGTAGAATCGTACAATTTCTTGAGGGTTTACCGTGGAATCGGAAATGTCGTGTTCTCATCATAAAGGGAATGAGTACCGGTCCTGTAAACGAAGATGGTCTAACAATTGTTCATGCTTCGTATGGAGTCGATACACAATTTGTAGATGTAACAACTGAAGTCCAAGGATTAGTTCAGAATGGGGAATTAGATTTTATTGTATCCGCACAATCTCTAGGTATTCCAGATCCTAATCCAGGAGCATCGGATAAACAAATATTTCAACTCCAATATCGCCTGAACGGTGGACATAAAAATTTAGACAAATTTAAGACAGGTGAGCAGGTGAAGTTGTCAGCACCAAATTCTAAATCATCCAAGAAAAAAGTCAATCATGGCTTCAGTTTGATGAAATATGTATGGGGATCTATAGTGGTGTTTTTTGTTGGTCTTCTAGTCATTGATGGATATAAAACTGGTAATTACATTTTTGGATATCGCAAAGAATCTATTGTCCCTGGCATGAATGGAGATACATCCACGACAGTAACGTATGAAAATGTAGGTGCTGGTATTATTTTAGGGTTGATTACTTTGCTTTCATTTGGAACATCTTGGATTTATATTCTGTTACCCATTGCTCTCATCTTCGGATTCATGCGTCGTCAACGATAAAAAAAGGTTTCCCTTTAATTAAGGCTTAACACCTTACTTGCCGATCAGACCGTCAAACTTCTTGTTCTTGATACGTGCGTACCCCAGAAACTCCTCTGTGTCCTTTGAATAGACACGGTTTGTTGACTCGTCAACCTCGTACTCAGTACCCTTGTAGGTATGGGTCACCAGATCCTCGTTCTCCTCATCGCGGAGTGGACCGGTTACCCTCTGTCCTTCCAGAAGATAGACTCCAACCTCAGAGGTCTTGGAAACCTCGTATTGGAGATCAATAAGATCTGATGTAGACAACACCTTGATAGCTCCGCCACCTGACAATTCCTCATCAGTGTCGTTGCCTTTAGGGTTCTCCAAAGTAGCCTTGAAGTTCGTCACAATGACGCTCATCTCCATGGTCTTGTACTCCTCTTCAGGAATAGCATTCGCAAACTCGCGAAACTTCTTGTTCATCTCATCTCTCTCCTTCTTCTCTTCAGGATACTTGTTACCAAGGATCTTCTCCAACTCCTCTGTCAGCTTCTTGCTGATCTTAGGGCAATTGGTCTTTGGCTTGTCAGCCTTCACCTTCTCTGGCTTCTCGGCCTTTGGCTCCTTAGCCTTCTTCTCTTTCTTGTTAGAAGTAGAAGAAGACTCTAGCGCAGCAATCCTGGCATCTGTAGCCAGGACATAGTCCGCAATCTTCTGCTCCAGCTCTGCAATCTTCTTGCTTAGCATATCAGTAGACTTGGACATTTTATAATTAATAAGATCATTATTAGAAACGTAAAAATCCGTTTTCACGTCTTTTACGTACGAAACTCTACTTTGGCTTCACCACTGTAGTAGCCTTCTCCTTCTCCTTCAACTTCTTGATAAGATCTGCTACTGGATTGGGCTTGCTCATTTTCGTATCGTGTGAGGGATGTAATCATACGTTTTTACAATCCGTTTTTACATACTGAAGAATCATAAATGAGTGAAACAGCTAAACTTCATCTTCGTGAGCATTTGGCAACCTTATTAGTTCCTTGTGTTGCTGAAGGGTTCTGGAGTGTAAAAGAAACAGCACAGAAACTATGCGAACGCAATAACCAACCTACTGAAGTAATCCGAACCTTTCAGAATATGGTAACCAAGATCCCTGAATGGTCTGAATCCACGTTAGGTGAAGAAGTTGAACGTATTATTAAAACATCTAAATGTACCTATATTGATGATCTTCTTCTAGGAGTTTTCTTAGCGTATATGAAGTCTTTTGCTGCCCTCCAATATCGTGGTAATTCTTCTCAACTTAAAGTGGAGTTTGAGAGACCTAATGTAACTAAATTTATTCATGAACTGTACAAGCAATCCGCACGTAAGTTATGGCAGTCTGCCTTCCTATTTAAGACGCAAGGTGTGACATCTGAACAACAGGCACGTAATCGTCGTGAAGTTGAACAGTTGATTGACAAGACAATTGATGATGTTGTTCGTTCTTTTTTACCTTGGGAAGTGATTGCCAAATCTTACTTTTCTGAACAGGAGGAAGAAGCACCACCAGCCGAATCTAAATCTGTGGTCTTTGAAGATGTACCTGAATCCGATGATGAAGAAGATGAACTACCAGCCCTTGATTTAACGGAAGAAGAAGATCGTATTTCTATTACAGAACTAGATGAGAAACCGCAAGAAGTTGTGGTTCCTGAAGTTGATCCTCTTGCCGAATTAGAAGCCAGAGTTGAAGAGAGTAACCTCGTTCTAAATCCATAAAGCGATTCTTTGAATGACAGTAAAATGTGGATTCTTTATGTATCTGTAGGAGTCGCTCTAGTTAGTTTTATTCTGTATGCTCTGGATCGTCGAGCAAAGGAAGAGCCTATTGACTGGTTTACTGCTGCAAAGTTAATGGTATTTGGTGGATTGATGGCTGGTGGAGTTGTATACGTGACTCAGAGTCCAGAAACGGTTGAACTTATTAAAGAGGTAATTCCAGAAGGACCAGTTATTCAAGAAATGTTTGTGGGTACTCCTACCTTTTAAAATCTCTTTCTAAGTATAGAATGATTTACCCTTCTGGTGTATTATCGTTAACTGTTCAAGGTATAGTTGGAATTATTGACTATGTTGCATTACATGTTGAATCAGCCGATGAACTTCTTAAAGATCTCCTAAAGGTTGAACTTATGGTTCAGGTTGTTGAATTTATGTTCTACAGTTGGCTGGTATTTTCATTTACCAAGTCTCGAAACATTACTCCATTTCGATATTTAGATTGGGCTATTACTACTCCACTGATGTTGATTACCTTGTCTGCATATTTGAACCATGATGGAAGCAAAACAAGATTGGGTGACTTTTTATCGAAGCATAAGGATTCCTTAGTAACCATAGTTCTCTTAAATGCAGCAATGTTATTGTTTGGCTTGGTTGGAGAACTTGGGTTTTTGAATAAATATTTATCTACCGCATTAGGATTTATTCCCTTCGCAATAAATTTTAAGTATATCAAAGATACCTTTTTACACACTTCTGATCTAACAAAGAATACTGTATTTTATTGGTTTGTAGTTATCTGGGGTATGTACGGTGTATTTGCGGTAATGCCTTACACACTTAAAAATACAGGTTACAATATTCTAGATCTCTTTTCTAAAAACTTCTTTGGACTCTTTTTGGCGTATACTGTATGGGCATCTGCGAAACGATGATCTAAACAGTATAAGCCTATACCAGTAAATGTACGTATACGTATTTGTTCCAAAAGATGCTGAATGGGAAGATTTGACTATTTTGCTGACTGAAGAAGAAGCAATTGCTAAATCTAAAATGTTTCCAATCTTTCGTGTAGAGATTTTTCATAAGACACCTATTGGATTTCGTCCTCTCTATAAATATTTTAGAAATGGTGAGTTGTGTTCCTATTAAAAAGGGGCACCCAAGGTAAGCCCTATAGGCCACCCAAGGTAGGCCTAATAGCAGACACCTCAGGCAGGTCTACAGACACCTAGGCGCCTACAAATATCCACTGTCTCGGTGCGCGTCTCTTCATAAGACATCGGACCCAGACAAATTGTTGTCTGTGCATGATTCGCAGATAAGACCCAGGTGCCCTTTTGCTTATCCAAGCACTTGTAGGAAAATAGAATATTTATTCCTACATGATCGACTTCCATGTATGTGGTCACGTCTTCTAGAGACAGACCACGTTTTGCCAGAAGTTTCTCGTACCTCTGCCCATTTCTGTTGGGATTGCTTTTTGGTGTCCTGCCATCTACAGCAATGATGCCATCAGGCAAACGCGTATACAATCTGGCCTCCATTCTTTACCCATCCATAAATTACAATTTTATAATCCATTTTATAAATGAGCACCTTTTGGACACTTATTCTCATATTATCGTTAACTGCATTAGGATGGAATTTGTATAACTTGATTACCGGTGTTCAGCAACATGTGGTATGGTGGCAGATTTTACTGGCTTCTCTAGGTCTCTTAGGAGCCTTGAACGGTATACATGGATCTATTCGTAGTTTACTAAAGTTTTAACAGTGAACTAATAGAACTATAAATGTCATCTGAAATAGATCGAATAATTAGACCGTTACTAGTTTTAACATGTAATATATTCTTAATTCCTATTTGGAAATATATTGCTACGGGTTATTACATCGAACATCCGTACCAACTTATCACACAGATGTTCTTTTATACAGTAAGTTTTCTCTTTCATACAACTCGACTAGATGTTTTTTTTATCTTAGACAGAATAGCAATTATAAATCAGATACTTGTTGGACTATTTGTTGTTCACCAACAAAGTGCAAAAGAAATTATTGTTTTCTGGACATGTATTGCCTACGCTGTAATTTCATACATTGTAGGTTCGCAATATTCGATTTTTGCATTTGATCCTAATTTTTATATCCAACAATTTTGGCACTCATTAAATCATTTTTTTATTTCTTATGTTGCATGGGTAATTTGCGATTATAAAAACGAATTTAAAACTTAAAATCTTGCTAACATTAATACCATGGAACCAAAGATGACTTCATACGGAAAGTGGACCTTGATTGAAGGGTTGGATTTGGCTACAATAACAGGTGGCAAAACTGATCCTATTACAGGAAAGAAACCCATATTTTATGGAGAGGCACGCAAGGAGGTTTCGAAAGATTTCCTTTCAATGGTAAACTTCCCGCAACTGATTAGCGACTTCAAGTTGAAATCAGTGATTGAAGTACATCCGTACTACAATACGTTCACTGGTAAGTCTTACCTTGCGGTAGGCTATCGTGTGGAAGGAATCTTTGAAGATCTGGATACTCTTGACGAGTTTCTCAGTGATTAGACGAAGAGTCTTTTTTTATGGATCCAAAACTAGTGGAAGTTCACCTGCAGGAATCTGTCCTACAAACTCTGTGAACTCTGCCAACTCTTTTCGTGGAATTACATCTTTGCAATATCTAGCAATGGCTTTGTATAATGAAAATCCATAATATCTATCCAATTTAGGATTTTTAGCATGAAACAAAACTGATGTGCCATCTTCCAAAGTCATCCATTTCATAAATAATTTGAATACACGATCATTCTGGTATTCACTACCTTCAGGACCATCAGGATATAAATCCCAGAACATTGAAGTCGCCAATCTGACTAAATCAAAAGAAGGATTAGGTTTCACGACCGGAAAAGATTCTTTGAAAAATGGTTGCATATTATACTGGCCACCGGCTTCATTATTTGCTTCAAATTGATCACTCATAAATAACCGAGGTTCTTTCATTCCAGGTAGACGCACATATCCAATACCACGATCAAAATCAATCAGTTTCAATAGATATCCGTGCGTTGGTACTTTATATGAAGTTCCAGCAGACGTATAATAGAAATATTCATGATTGGTGCGCACATACATCACATTATTGCCGTGCAAATCATTATGTGTGAATCCAAAATTACGTTGAGCGAATGCCAAAGCAAAGGTGATCTGGAATAACCAGGCATACCATTTGGAAGGATCAGGAATCTGGGTTACTAATTCGTAAAAGGTTCCTTCAAGTTTTTCCATCAATGTTAATTGAACAGGTACGTTTTTAAAGGTAGCCCATGCAAATTCTTCTTCTTCCTCTTCATCTAGGGAATATTCAGATACAGATTCAATATCAAAAATATAGGCTGTAGAAATATCAGAATCAGAATCAGAATCAGTAACATCTTCTTCTTCAAACACTTTTTGGAATTCGGTTGCTACTGTGGCATCAGAAGCAATACCAGCTAATTCTTGGATATCTTCAAGTTCAACTTCATCGCCCAGATCTAGAGGAAGACGGGCTGTACGAGTATACTGAATCTGTTCTCCTGAAGATTCTAGTTGTAAAGTAAAGGTCTTTCCTACATTACGAGAAAACCAAGGACGTTCAGTCAATCCTTCATAATCATCAGAAATATCTAATTTAAATTCTTGAGCAACACCCGAATACACACCAACTACACGAGGAAAATGATGACATTTAGAAAGAGAAAATACCGCATTGAACAGGGATCCAACATAGGCTGCATTATGAGCAGATTGTAACTTGTTACGTATTTCAGTAGCGTCAGCTGTAGATGAAGGTAATTCTAAATTGATTCCTTTCATCCATTTATAGGGGTTCAAGAGCATGGTAATTTTTGGATGGAGAGCAATTTCTCCAGAAGGTGTAGTTGCTGTTTCGCCGTTAATAGTTACATCAGGAAACTTGATTCCGTACTCAGAGACTTTATCTACGCATTCAGTTTTAAAGAGGCATTCGATAGGAGGAAAAAAAGATTGTAACTTTTGAACTCCAAATAGACTTGTTTTAGGAGTTGAGCGACTAAGTTGAATATTTATCGGATTACAGCGTAGTTCTGAATGTTGTTTACGCTTCATTATATTCTTTTATACACTAAGGATTAAGTAAACTTTGCGCAGATGAACTTTGAAATTAAGAAGTTCTCAATCAAAACGATTGTGGATCGTTGTGAAATCGATTCACGCAAATCTCCAATGATTGTTCTGATTGGTAAAAAGGATACTGGAAAATCGTTCTTAGTTCGTGATATTCTAGCAAATACTCGTGAATGTTTTCCTGTAGGAACTGTAATTTCAGGTACAGAAGTAGCAAATCCTTTTTTTCAAGATATGGTTCCTTCCAAACTGATTCATGATAAATACAAACCTGAAATTGTCATGAATGCGATTAAAAGACAGTTAGCAGCCAAACAGCAAAGAAATCATGAAAAGAAACAGAGAGGTGGTAATTCTCAATTAGATCCTCGTGCCTTCTTAATTTTGGACGATTGTTTATACGATAAATCTTGGATTAATGAAGAATCTACACGATACATTTTCATGAACGGTCGACACATTGATATGGTTACATTGATCACCATGCAGTACCCCTTGGGTGTTCCCCCTAATTTACGTACTAACATTGATTTCGTCTTCATTTTGCGAGAAAATAATATTTCCAATCGCAAAAGAATTTATGACAATTATGCAGGAATGTTTCCTACATTTGATATGTTTTGTCAATTTATGGATCAGTGTACTGAAAAATTTGAATGTCTAGTTATTGCTAACGGCGTTCAATCCAATAAACTAGAAGATCAGGTGTTTTGGTATAAAGCAACTGATCATCCTTCTTTCCATTTATGTGATGATTCTTTGTGGCAAGGTAATCAACCGTTTAGTTCTACCATGTTATCTGGTGAAGATTTTGATGCGGCTAAACTCCAAACTAAGAAGGGTCCACAAGTTTGGGTGAAGAAAGGTTAGCCCACATACATACTGATTCTACATCAAAAGTAGCATACCATATGAATTCATTGCGAGCCTTTTTGATTTGAGGATTTTTAATATAGATGCCATCATAGTCTTTTTTTACAAGATTCCAATCAATTGTATACTGTTTGGGTTTCCAAGGCTCATCTTTATACTTTTCTTGAAATTCAGCAATATCTTTGTACGTGTTTAAGGTTATTACTTTAGTCATATCAATATCAAATTCATATTCATATTTTGGTATTTTTCCACCTAATTCTTCTTGAATAAAAGTTTTCCATACTCCAGAAGGAGCCAACCATACTCCACCAGGTTTCAATCCAATTTCTAATTTCCGAGATCGGAGTTTAGTAAATGGTTTATCTGATAAGTGATAGAACTTCATTATTTATTATCTACGTTTATGTTTATGCTTGCGTGTCTTTCTCTTACGAGATCGCCGTCTACTCCTTCCTAAAAGATGTATTCTAGTTTTCTCGTCCGTATCAAAACGAGAAGCACATAATGCAAGATGAATCTCTAATGGTACACCAGGATCTCTTTCTTCAATTTGCTTAACAACTTTACTTAAGTGTGTTCTAAATTTAGTTGTTCCATCACTTGCTGTATACGGTTCATCAAAAATCAACGGTGGATAAGTCCCTTCTTCGCAAAATAAAATACCACTTGGAAACCCTAAATCGTATTCTAATGGTTTTAGAATTAAATCAGGATAATCCCCGCCCGCTTTTTTTATTGCTGGTGGAATAACTTGTCTTCCACCTTCTTCCGGAGAACAGATCTTAGTAACATATTCAGGTTTTAAACAAAGGGTAACCGATCTAGGATCGTCTGGATTATAATACCAGACCATGGTAGTCGTTTCATTAACAGTAAATCTTATTTCACGACCTGGTTTATCGTGACTTCCGTGAGACGTAATAACACGCTTCATTATTTATAGTCCACAGTTTCCTCCGCCTTTACGATGTCTGCGACTTCTGGTCTTGCGAGACTTGCGAGACTTGCGAGACTTGCGAGACTTGCGTCTGCCTCGACCTTGACCTGCTAAAGCTGTCTCCGCTACAGATGTAGCTGTTCCTTCTAACTCACGTTCTGTTTTAGCTTTAACCGGATCGAAAGGGACAGCATTGGGATCCAGTGGCATTTATTCTTAACGCACTAATCTAATTCTTCACGAAGTCCTCCTTCAGCGGGGTGAATAGGTGCATTCTCTAGAGCTGCTGCCACATCTTTGAGTTCAGCCTCTCCTTTATCGGCAAGTTCAGCCTTGCGCTTGGCATTCTCTTTACGCTGTTCCTCAATCTTCTCATTCTTGCGCTCCTCAAAGAAGATATCCTTGTTGAGTTCATTCTCCTTATATTTGCGCATCATCTCATTGAGTTCCTTCTCGGCATACTCAACTTCAGGCATCACATGTTCAGAAGGATCCCAAGGTAGCCAGCATCCAACTTTACCTAGATAGAGATTGTCACGAGGATACTTGCGCTGAAGTACCTTGCAATACATCTGAGCCTCTTCTAGATTGGCGAACACACGACGAATCTTTACTCCACGCACATTGGTCTGGAACTCATTGCGCTCAGTAAATTCAGTCTCGAGATCCTTTTCACACTTGAGCAGGAAAACCTGATACTTTTCCATGATATCAGTTTTCTTGATATCGGCATTATGGACTTTAGTAAACTCCTGCATATCCTTCATGAGATCATCAATCTTCAGAGAATACTTCTTT